GCATTCGACTTAAACAAATCTCACTTCTTCGACAAAGAAACAGAACAAGTGATTCGCTAATAGTCTATAATTGAAAAAGCTGACGGCTCTGATATAGAGCTGTCAGCTTTTTTGCATTTTTTACTCTTCTACTTCTTGAAACTCACAATCAAACCGATATGCAAAGAATTTTTCAATCACCGATTTGATTTCATCGTCACTAAGTTTTTGAATAATCTCATCAAAATCAATCGCTTCTAATTCTTCCTCAGTAAGCTTTTGATAAGGTGGTAAATCTGAGTACTGTCTTAATTCATCATAGACAATAAAGTCTCCATCAATAAATGATTCGATAAGTCCACGTCTTTGAAGAAGATAAAACAACTCTTGGTAGCTATCCCCTGTAAAACGATACACCGTCTTATCCGAATAAATTCCACAACAGTGCGTTTGGTTTAAATTTAATTTTACTTTGGTCATCTCTTTTTCTGCCTCCAGTACTCTATAAAAAACTATCTAAATAAGAAGCTACGGAATAAACCTTGCCATAACCTCGATAAATCCACAAAGATAAAAGGAGAAGAGGAGATTTGAACTCCCGCGCCGCTTTCACGACCTATCGCATTTCGAGTGCGACCCCTTCAGCCTCTTGGGTACTTCTCCATATTTTAAGTATAGTACGGATTTTTTCTTCAATCAATGCTTTTTTGCACAAAAAAACCACCGACAGCTGTCGGTGGAAAAAAGGATTAGAAATATTTATTTGGGAGGATAAAAAAATTACCTGGTTATATTTTTAAAGAAAAGCTCATAAAACGTTGATATAACAACATTTTCATTTTTGCAAATTTAGAAAACTGTGTATTATTTTAGACATATAGAAGGTCAAAAGGATGGTCAAAAAGCAGGAGTTACTTCTCCTGCTTTTGTAATTTTTCAGCATATTCAGTTAATGTACTACCAGTTCTTATAGTCAAGTTTTCTATTTTGCGTTCACCATTAACTAATCGACTTAAAATAGATAATGTAACGCCTGTATCTTTATTAATTCTATATTGAGTTGCATTATTTAACAGCCATTCAATTTTCTTGGTATCTACTTTCATATTATCACCTACTTAAATATAAACCATACTATTAACCCAATAAAGATAAGCCATGCGACAAATGCTTTCCAATCGAAAGGTTGCCACCCTTTTTTAAATGTTACTTTCATAATCGTTATTTTTATGATAAGATATAGGCAATCGAGAGGGGCTATTCGCCCCACTCAATCGTCCACTCGAAGAAGAAGATAAACAAGTTGAGTCTGATTTTGAAACTTTGTTTTAGCTTCATTTTGAGTGGCCTTTTTTTTGCCAATCTTCTCATATTTTTCTCCTTTCTTTATCGTTAAGGGTATCTCCCTTACATTTAATAGTATACCACTTTAGTGGTATGTTGTCAACGGTTTTTATTAAATGTTTTTGAAAAAATGTAAAAAAAATAAGCCTGCTCAATGAGCAGGCTGTATAAATTATTTAACTGTAATTAACCCTTCAGGCTCAACAGTGAAGTCAGGTTTTTCTGCCATAGTTCCATCTTCACTGATGTAGTACCAACCATCTTTTCCTTTAACAAATGCATTTGACTCCATGAATCCGTTAGTTGTGTTTAAATAGTACCATTTGTCATAATATTTAACCCAACCAGTAGCCATGCTTCCGTCTGGTTTGAAATAGTACCATGAACCTGAAATTTTCTTCCAGCCTTTAGTCATTGCTCCTCTGTCATCTAGCCAATACCATTTATCTGCATCTTTTAGCCAACGATTGATGTAACAATAACCATTACCGTCAAACCAGAACCACTCTCCTCCTACATTCTGCCATTTATTCACAGGATAACTACCGTCAACATTTCTGAACCACCAACCTGTAGAATTTTTTTGCCATCCAGCTTTCAATTCAGTCAATCCGTTCTCAATATCATATTTGAATTGTTCACGGCTAATACCCCATTTTGCCAGATAAGGATATGGATCTACATGATCACTGTAATTTGCAGGCTGATTATACGTGCAATATTCATGACTCTTAATTCCTTCTAAATCATCAGAATCTAGCGTTTTTGGAATATCTCCTTCATCAGCAAGAGCTCTTAATAATTCGATGTATAATCTGTAATCTTTTAAGAATTCCTCTTTTGTTTTATGACTCTCGATTAATTCGACTGCTGCATAAGTTTCAAAGTTCCAACCACCACCAACATCATAAGCACCGTTATTTACTGGGCCAACTTGCATAACTCTACCATTCCCAACAACGTGTGTAAAGAATCCAGAATCGACAGGTCTGCGCATGTGATAGTCTGCTTCGTTCTGAGCAGTTGAGTTAGGATTCCCTGTTGAATGCGCATGTACTTGATGGAATTTAGGCCACCCAATTTGTGGCAATCCTTCTCTGTATCTACTTGTATCGATTTCCATTGCAATTCCTCCTATAATATAGGCAGGTACATCTTATGCGTACCTGCCTAGCTTGTTTTTTATTATTGATTATTCGGTAAATCATATGTCATTGCTCGAGTACTGTCGCTTACACCACTTGTAGTAGGATCATTAACGATTCCGACAATCATTAGTACAGCGAATAACGCATTAATAAATACTAATAATTTATCGATTGTTTCACCTAATTCCAACTTAACTCCAAACACTGCTAAGAATGTTTGAATTAATAGCGCTAGTGCTGGAACTAATGTTAGCCAAAATGTCTTGTTTAAAATACGTACTTTCCAATTGATCATCATAATTATTCAACCTCTTCCTTGTTTGTTAATTTTTTGATTTTATTTTCCTGTTGTTGCCGCATCGTTTTAAGGTACGGTTTAAGTGATTCTGGGAATGGCAACCCTAGCGCTTCCCAATTTTCAGCTAACGACACTGCGTAACTGAAGATAAAAAATAAGCATGTTGTCACACCGATTTCTCGGTGGCCCAATGCTCTTGCATAAATAGCAGTCACAATGACTACAGCGCAAACCAACGCATGTCTGAGTAATCCATTCGTGCTGGTTTTGCTATCAAATCGTTTCAATTTAAAAGCTTTGATGTAGCCAGAAACTACATCGAAGCAAATCAACCAAAACAGAATTTGAATATACGGACTGCGTATTAATCCACGCATGTGCATGATTAATATATCAAATTCTACATCAAAATTTATCATCTATTACAACTCCATGATTTCTACTACAGTTTTGTATTTCTTGATTTCTTCACGCTTGTTAGAATTCTCTTGCTCTAAACGTTGGATTTCATCATTTAAACTCTGAACTTTTTGCTCTAATTGAGCTTTTTCTTCCCCAAGTTTATTGATTTCTTCTTGCTTAGTTCTTACTTTTGATTCTAATGCTGTGATTTTTGTTTTAATTGTTTCTAATTCCATAGATGTATGCCTCCTTAAACTTTAAATGCTACATTATCTAGATTTAACCATTGAGAATCTACATTGCCTTTTACGACTACGTTTCCTGAAGGGTAAACTGCGATAATAGCAAGTCCGTAACTATTATTTAACCCCGTCTTAAATATTCCAGATTTAGGCCGATAGCCTTCTGGCAGATTGAATATAACTGATTCGGGCTTTGTCTTTCCGTCTTTACATGTTCCTCGAATAAATACCATTCCATCACTAGTCTTAGAATACTGAACGTTACCGAAGTCGGTATAGTGTTTCCATCCTTCTGTTAATGCAGCTGTTTTCCAAGATGTTTCTACTTCGTTTGTAGATACTATAACCCAATTCTTCCAGATTCCAGATTCACATCTTCTCATGAAAATAGAATCTTGATTGAAAGGAATATATATTTGAACGCAATAATTATTATCTGCGTTGTGAGTAGTAACATTCACATACCCATAATTATTAGTTCCAGGTGGGTTATTTTGAACGCCAAAAGCGTGGTATCCACCTGCAGTCTTTAAATTGTTAAGATTCCCATTGTACTTTAGTGATTTACCGTCTCTAGATGTCATAGCGAATTCTTGGACTGGTTTTCCACGAGACATCAGACCATCTTCAACATTTAAGCTACTATGGAACGCGACTGGAAGAAATGACTCAAAGTGTCCATCCAATTCTGGGAATCCACCAACTGCCGCGCGATTATCTCCCCATGCCCACAATACTTTTGAAGAGCGTACTAACAACACTGAATCTACTAAATCGCTTAATTTATCTTGAATAACCAATCTCACATTATATGATTTTGAGAGCTCATAGAATGAACCACAATCAATTTGTCGGTTTATTTTCTCTGTGTTTTCATTTGTGAAATTTACGGCATCAATCCATCGATTATCCTTCTTAGATGAGTACTGGATTTTAAGTGTATATGGATTTCTATTAATTCCATCAATCACTAATGGACTGACGTTTGCAATGACATTAGCCATTATTTTTTTATTAGTTCCATTTCCCGTTCTGTTGGCTAAAAAAGCTATAATTCGTGGTGAGTAATAATCCAGAATTTTAACAGTGGTCGATTTAGTAGCTGTACGTCCTCTTGAATCTGTTACTTTTGCAGTGACGTTTAACATTCCTGCTTTATTTGCTGGGAAGTCACCAGTATTTGAACGTACTACTAAATTATCAACAGAAATTTCTGTTGATACGATCTTTGAACCGTATACTCCTACAGCTCCTTCTGCAGTAACTCGCATAATCGATTTATCTTTAATGTAATTCCCTGAAGGGATAGATTCGGCAATTTTTGCGGTTCTTTCGACAATACTTATTGTATTTAACGTTGGAACTATCGATGCTGGCACTCTAATGTTTAATCCTCGTTCATATACATCGTCTCCTATTTGATTATTACCTTGATAGGTACGAACACATACATCAAGCGCACCAGTATCACTGTTTGTAATACGACTTGCATAATCTACTGGGATTGTAAATTGAACATTTGTATCATGTCCTTTACCTAAATCGACCCACCCACTATCGTTAACTTTCCACCAAACTTGATGCCTGAAGTCGTTAACTTTTTTATTGATATTGAGTGTAACTTGTTGGCCAAGCTCTGTTACATTTACTGAATCGATGGAACTCGCTCGAGGAATGTTTGTTAATGTAACTGTTCCGCTAAACCAATCAATATCTCCTTGATCAGCAACATTAAGAATTCTTGCCCAGATAGTAATACTCTTACTACCTTCTTCATTATGTGGAATTGTTAATGTTCCGCTTCCAAGAAGTACTCTGTTAGTATTTCTTAAATCAAAACTAACATATTTACTAAAAACGCTCTTGTCATTAATTTCAGCTTCTGCTAGAGTTTCGTTATTTAAGTCATATACCCATGTGCTACCTCGTTCCAACCATAATTCCCATTCAACAGTAGAATCATTGTTTTCGATGCTGTAGCTGGTTTCATTTACTTCTAATGCTAGTTTTGCATAACCGCTACCTGTATATTTTTCGATTCTATCCATTTACAGCACCTCCTACATACGATATAGTTGTAAATTCATTGTTGAATTTTTCAAAAATATGATTAGCAATAGTAACGGAATTCCAGAATGTAGCACTTACAATATTCATTTGTTGTCCAGAAACATAAGCAACTACACGTCCGCTGTCGATAAATTCCATACGTTCATTATTGATACGTATTTGTAACTTCTCGCCATTCTTACCAATCAATAGGCCGTCTTCAGAGATGCTGAAATAAGTTGCAATTGCGTTAAGAATAACTTGAGATTGCTCTATATTTAATTCGACAGCTTTAGTCCTTTGTCCAAGTCCTTTAATCTCTGCAGCAGTCTCTAATATACGCTTATAAGATTCTTCCATATTTCCGAAACGGCCTGTTAAATCTCTAAGAGTATCTTCAGTAACAGAGTTCTTGTTGATGATTTCCGTTATTTTTGTATATTGATTGGCGTGTTCTCTGTTACGATCTTCAAATTGTTTTTGAAGACGCTCCAGCTCTTTATCGTCTTTATCAAGAACTGGCTTCCATTCTCCGTTAGAGTAAATTTTTGGAACTTCTTTTCCCGGAATACTCGTATCTGTCCATAAATCTCCAGCGCTAGGATTTGCTGGAGGCGTTGAACCAATGGATTTGTTTACTATAAAATCTTTAATAACAATCGAATTTCTAGCAATAACATTGCTAGCTTCTAGCGCTTCACATATAAACGTAGCCTCTCTATCAACATCATTTGATGTGATTGTTAGTTCTCTTGTGGCAGTTTCGTGTAACTTATTCCATTCTGTATCATTAGTTCCATATTTACTTTCTCTAATCCATCTAAAATTAAAACGATTAGTCATATCCGTACCAAGTTTAGAAACAGTTGAAATCAATTTAGTCTGGATGTTCCCATTTTGGAATACAACCCCTGAAGTGGATTTTAACTCTAAGACAAAAGGTACAGCAGTAGAATCGAAGACTCTCTCCTGTACCAGTTGGCTTAATCTTTTTAATTTTTCGTTAATGAACACCTCATTGCTCTCTATATTTGAAATCGTTACTGTACCAACGGTTTTGTTTGATAATGAGCGTTTGATGGATGTAATTCTAGCAGATAATGCTATTGCTGGTTTAAATTCGCTGTCTGTAATTTCTGCTCGTTGACCGATTTTTACGTCTAATCCAATTTCAGATAAAGCAACTTCATACGTCACTTCTGGATAAGCTCGTTTCTTTAATTGTCTTAATCCCTCTTGAAATAATAATTCTTTTGACTTAGCTGTACTCTCATAAATATCTACAATATAGCCTCCATCTCGTGCAACATTTGAATGTCGACTCCAGCGAGCGCCTTCCTGTAGATCATGTATAGTATCTCCCCCGACCCAATACCTGCCATCGTTGTAACTGATTCCTTCAATTGTCAACCCTTCTGGCCCATGCACTCGAAGTGCTGTCGCTAATTTGTCAATACTTGATGTTTTTTCTATATTTGAGACGTTGGTTCCATATTCTAATCGGATAACTTTTTCTGCATTATATTTTTTATAAAAATTAATCAGCTTTCTATGTGGTTTATCATGTAACATTTCCACGCTGTATACAATTTCTGCATCGAAATGTTTAGCTAAAGCTCTTAGACGTTTAGTAGCTGTATCGAATTGCTCGAATTTCAATTTTCTAACAGTGGAAGAAGCTATTTCGTTAACTCCAATTTCCCAACCAGCATCTAATGTAAATTTTGATACATAGTATTCTAAATTATAAGATTTATCTGCCTCGTACGGCCATACAGATTCACCTAACAAATCGAGTCCTGCATCCTCGGCTGTAATGATTTTTGTGTTATGATCTTCTTTTATGTTGGTGATTTCAAAACATCGTGTTAAATCTCCATCTAATGCAAATAAATAACAACCAAGAGCAACATTCTTAACGGATTCGTGATTTTTATTTACTTTAAATTCATAAACACCAATGCCAGTATCTAAATCCTGTTCGAACATGTCATCGTATGCGATTAACTCTCCAATCGAGCCGAAGTGTAGTTGGCAAAGCTTATTGTACTTTCTGTCAGTTACTGTAATCATTGCCAAGCCTCCCTGAATTTCGCTTCAATTTGAATGTTGGTATTCGGCTCTGTTAAAATGCCAATCTCTGTCTGACCTACCTTCAATTCAAACCACGAACTACTTATATTTACATATTTAACTGTTCCGTTAATTCTTAATTGTTTTGATCTAAAATCGAACACTACTACATCGTTCGGGTTAATGACTACTTCTCCTGTTTCATGGCCAAATTGAACGTACTGTCCACTTGGATGAATAAAACTAATCATCTTATAATTATCTCCTGAGGTAAAACTAAAAAGAGGTGCTGTTGGAAGCACCCCTTGATTGTCAAATGTATAAACAATCTGGCCAGTATTTGTTCCTCTGGTAGCAGTCTTCTCAATTTTAGACAAACCTTCGAATGAGAATGTTACTTGTAATTGGACGACGTATATATTTTCGTGTTTAGTAATCGAAGTAACGTTGAATTTATATGCAGTATATACACGATTCAATGATGTGTCTGGTTCAAAATCAACATTTTCTTGCATAATCCATCTATTGAAATGGTCTAAATCTGTCTGTTTAGTCGTATGGATATGAATTTCAAACGTCTTCACTTGTTCTTTGCGTTCGTAACTTTTCTTAAAATACGAACTTCCATTTTCACGTCTTTGAATCGAATTATTGCTTTCAGAGAAGAAGAGGCGTTCATATTCTGCCACTACTACTCGAATTGGTAAATCCGTATTTTTAACGTTATTAATACTCATTTCAAATCCAATCACAGAATCACTCCTCTCGCTCTCTCAGCATGTCTTTCTTTCATTTTCATCTTTCTAATAATCTCTTCAGCTAATCGAGTAGCTAATTCCATTACATCTTCATCATTTCTCACAATTAATTCATGAGGATAGATATTAATATTAACTCCTCCAAATCCATCTAAATGTGATGCTATTCCACGTCCAATTCCTGATAGTGTGCGATCATTCAATGGAAGGATTGCTTCGTTACCTGCTTCTCCACCTACCATTAAATTATTACCGTTTTGCCCGAAAATAGTTGGTTTAGTCATGATACCACCTTTTGCATACCATTCGATTCCAATGCTTGGTAATCCACCACTTAACCAATCGAGTGGATTCGGAGAACCGCTAATACTGAAATGTGGCAGTGGGATATGTGGCCAACTGATTTGGAAGTTGAACAATCCTTTAATGGCTTCGATAGCACTACTTACTGCATTGTATGCACCGTCAATTGCACCGGATATAGCTCCTGTGATTCCGTTCCATACACTTTCTGTTGTAGATAAGATTCCATTCCATATACTTGATATGGTTGAAGAAATCCCATTCATTAACGAACTGATAGTTGATGAAATGGTACCTAGTACAGTAGATACAATGTTTGATAATGTATCCCAAGCTCCAGACCAATCTCCGGTTAAAACTTGTAAGACAGCTTGGAAGATTCCTAGAATTACATCGAGCGCTCCCTGAATGTATGTAGTAATTACAGTCCAAACCGTTTGGATGTAAATTGAAATCCCATCAAATACTCCTTGGATGAATGGAGCTAAGAATGTTAATACTGTTTGGATAATCGTTGATATAACGTTCCATACTGTTTCAACAACTTGTTGAATACGTTCATGATTTGCTTCCCACCAAGAAACCAGCGTTCCAAAGATATTTTGAATGAATGAAGAAACAGTACCTACTACAGTTTCAATTACTGATTGGATACCATTCCATACAGATTCTACTGTAGAACCTAATCCAGGGAATATTCCTTCTAACCATTCCACAATAGAACCAAAATTGGTTACTACTGCTGTAGCTATTGCAATTCCTGCAGCAACTCCACCAATAATAGCAACTATTGGCAACATTGAAGTTCCAAACGTTGTAATAGCTATAGCTATTGCAACTAGTATTGGTGATAATAAAGCAGCTATTGCAAGTACTCCACCTAATGCAACTATAAATTGTTTAATAGGATTTGATAAGTTTTGAAACCATTCTGCTACTTGTTTTAGTACTGGAATGATAGCATCAATAATTGGAGCGATAGCTTCAGCAATTGCAGCTCCAATTTCAGACAATGCCAATTGCACTGCGTTAAATTTTTGTTGCTGTTTGTCAATCGGATCTAGTGTAGCTTCAAATGTTTTTGCTACTGTTCCACTAGCGTCTTTTGCAGTTCCGGATAAATTTTGAAGTGAAAAAGCGCCACGCTTAATGGCATCTACCATTCGCGTTGCACCTTTGCTTCCGAAAACATTTGAAGCTTCCGTTAATGCTTCTGTAGAGCTAGAAGCATTTTTTATTTTATTGATTGTCTCTTCTAATCCTTGAGATAATGTTTTACCATCTTTTGCATAAGCAACAGCTGCTTTACTCATACTAGAAAGAGCTGCGCCTGAATCTACCCCAGCCTTTTCTAATGAACCAATTAACGTTGCTGCCTCATCAAATGACAATCCTAATTCTTTGATTTGAGGAGCGCCTGAAACCATCTTAGAAAATAATTCATCTACAGATACGCCTGTTGCTTGAGCAACATAAGTGACTGTATCTAATGTGCTTGATAAATCGGAAGCAGATAGCCCGTATGCTTCTATTGTTTTCTTAGCGTTAATGGTACTTGCAGTAATATCAGAATCGTTAATTTCTGCAAACTGAATAATGCTTCTAGAAGCTTCTTGCAGTGCATCGTCAGTAAGTCCAAATTGTGTATTAACCTCACCTATAGCCGAACCAACTTTTTCAAATGAGTCTACTGGTAAATCTACAGCCAACTGATCATAGATTTTTTTAAATCCACCTAGTGCTTCGTCTGTGGTTGCACCCGTTTTAGTAATAATGATATCAAACCCTGAATCTACATTTCTAAAGGCTTCTTGTGTTTTTCCAGCAAAGTCAATCATTGATTGTCCTGCTTGAGATGCTACTTGAGCGGCTTGCTGTAAGTTTCCTTGTGATAGAAGTTTATTTGTTTTTTCAGCAGAAGATTTAGATGCTTCTCCAACTTCCGTTAGTTCTTTTTTTACATTCTGAATACTTCCACCATCGTCCAACTTATCTAAAGCTTCTCTCAAAGCATTTACATCAGCTTTACCATTAGAAGCCTCTTTGGCCATCAATTCTAAAGCACGTTCCATGTCTTTACTCGATGCTTTACCGTTCTTAATAGCATCGGTTAATTTATCTCCTAAAACGTGTCTGTAGGCTTCTATGTCTTTACCTGTAGCAGAAAAGAATCTTGATAATCTTTCTGTAGACTTTCCAAGATTATCTTGCTCTTTGTTTAGGTTTGTTAATTGTGTTTTATAGTGTGTTAATGTACTTTCCGTGGTTTCTAATTCACGTTTGAATGCACGATAATTTTCTTCACCAATCTTACCTGCTTTAAATTGTGCTTCAACTTCTGCTTGAGCACTCTTTAAAGTGGTAAGTTTTTCTTTTGTATTTTCAATTTGTTTTGAAAGTAACGTTTGCTTTTGAGTGATTAATTCCACACTGGCAGGATTAAACTTCAAAGCTTTGTCCACTTGTCTCATTTCAGTTGCTGTGCTTTTAGCAGCAGCGTTTGCTTTTTTGAGAGCCTGTTCTAACGGTTGCACATTACCTTGCAATTCAATCGTAATACCTTTAATGTTTCCTGCCATTCTCTCACTCCTTTCTTCAAATTAAAAAGGCTACTGAATATCAGTAGCCTAAAAGTTATCCATATCACTTTGAGTTGCTCTTTTGGAAGTGCTTTGTTCAGATTTATGTTGAGTATGTAATTCAACATAGTCTGTCTGATAATCTAAAGCGCCTCCTATTGTTACGTGTTTTAACTCTTCAATAGATAAACCACTTTCTTTACAGCATAATAAAAATGACTCTACCGTGAATGCTTCTTCACTCGCTTCTTCACTTGTGTCGGTTTTTTTTTAGTAACTAACGAGACTTCTAGTAGTTTCCCTACATTTTGCATAATGTCTTTAAGTTCTAAATACGAGTTCACACGATAAAAATCTAAATAATCCGGAACTGATGGATCAGCAGTAACAGCAAAAATCCAGAATAAACGATAGAATAATTCTGAATCAAATGCTTCTAGACTGTCTGTATCTAAATCTTCTAAAGAAAAAGATTTTCGTCCGTTAAAAACCTTTGCTACAAGTAGCAATTCTTTAAAGAAATCTTTATTGAATTGTTTTTTATATAACAAAGTTGTGAAAGCATTACTTTCTAAAGTGAGTTGATGGCCTTTAATTGTAATAGTTTGTTTCATATAAATCTCCTTTTACATTGTAGCTTTAACTTCATCAAAGAATTTGTTATACGTTTCTTTTGTAGTTTTCTTAGATGTTTTATATTTAACAACCTTATCGTTTGGACGTGGGCTAGCAATAAAGTTAAGTTCAACTTTATTAAAGTTGTTTCCATCTTTTGTGGCTGAACCTACAGTTGGTCGTTTAACAACTACTTGAGTTAAACAATGTCGAACAGCATGTTTATCTCCTTCGATTTGGAACATAAGTGTAATAGGGTTTCCTTGTGATGTGCTTCTTTCAGCAATTAGTTCATCAACTTGTTCTTCTCCAACTGCGTATTGAAGGAATTCTTCTGATACGTTATAAAACACTAATTTTCCTGTGTATCCATCGTTTGAATATGATACGTGATAATCAATATTATCTGCTTTTAATTTGATATCTGTACTTTGCGGATCTAATTGTAACTCAACCGACCCCGGCATTTTTTCAGGCTTAGAATATTGAATTTCGCCTCCAGCTTGAACTGTTGGTTTACTCCAATGGACATTTTCTAAACCAAACGTTACTTTATTTTCTACTTGCGGTGTTTGTGTTGGTGTTTGTGTTTGTTCTGCACCCATTTATAAATCTCTCCTTATAATGATATTTGATATGCTACCATATACATTCTCTCTTCCTTTAAATAAGTTTCTTGGAATGTATACGTTAACTTGTTTGTGTCGAATAATTCTTTTAATTTTTCTTCTAAAGATAAATCTTTAAACTTTGAATAAACTTCAATGATCACATCTTTAGTTACAAAAAGTGTGAAGTTATCTGCATTTAAATGCTGTTCTGATGGATTGTAGTAAATAATATATGGCAGGTTAGGTTCTTGTCCTTCTTGGAACATATAATACTGTACTGGAATTCCTAGATTTTTTAGCTTTTTATATAGTTCCTGTAATGTGATCATTTAATTACCTAACCTCCTTCTTATATTTTCTTCAAATTCCTTTATGATTTCTTCTTCAATAGGTTTAATGTGTGTTATTGCTGGAACTCGTCCGCCACCCTTTTTTGCGTGTCCATATTCAAGAATATGAGCTATTCTATATTCTTCTTTTTGATAAATAGTACGTTTCCCTTTTTTATCTTTCTTAGTATTCCAGTCACTAGCGTAATCTCCTGTTTTTTTCGGTGAATTACTTTTTAGCTTTGAAACAGTTTTTTCAGCTAGTTCATCAACTGATTCATCTATTTCTTTTGCGACATCTTCACTAAAATTAGTAAGTGCTTTAGCAATTTCTGATTCAAGATCATAACTCAAAATTATCACCTATCAATTCTTCACACTGTAATTCTATAAAATCATCTTTTTCTGATTTAAAGGCTCTTCGTATTACGTACTTCACGTCATCGCATTCAAGGAATGATTCTTTTTCATATTCGAACCATCGTATTAAAACTACAAATACAGGCTTATATCCAAATTGAGCGCCATAAAATAACATACTGTTAGTTACGCTTTTTTCAGTTGCTAAAACTTTCCTCTTAGATAAACGGATGATTGGTTGTCCCAAATCATCCGTTCCATTAATTGCTTTCTTGATTAAAGTTATTTCTTTATTCCACATTATCTTTTCCTCTCAAATTTTCCAACAAGAGATTGTTTAATCGATATTGTAAGTGCTTTGGCATAATAATATTGTTGTCTCTATTGTCATATCTAAACGCTGCATAATCGACTATAAAATCAATGTGGTGATAGCTTTCTGGATTTAATGTGATTCCTTTTTGGTTACAAAGTTCATCAATTACTGATTTGAGTAAATGTTTTAAATACTCATCTCTAAATTTCCCACTAATTCCTAGTTTAGCCTTCAGTATCTCCAGTAACGGTGTCGTCTCCAGTTGAATCAGCTGTTTCTTCAGTTCCTCCTTCGTCTTCTGTTCCTGGTGTTTCTGTTGCTCCATTTTCTTCATCTCCTTCTTCAACTAGTTTGATGAATAGAAAGCCCGCTCGATTATCTGATGTTGACAACTCTCTTAATCTTGTTTTAGTAACTCCTGAAGTAGGGAAAATATCTCCTACATTATAAATACGACCGTTCGGAAATTCTTCCGAACAGTCATTCATATCAGCAAAACTTCTAATTACTACATATTTCATACTTTAATCCTCCTATACTGCATCTGTATAAGTAACAAATGCCCCTGCTTCTTCATTTGTTTTAGTTAAACCAAAACGAGAGAATAAACCTAGTTTTTCTCCATAAATTTCATTAGGTGTCCATTTAACTGTAGTTTGTTCACGGTCAAATAAAGCGACAAATTCGTATACATCTCCAATGAATGCTTTCATGTCGTTTTCTGCTCCTAATAAATCGTCGGGTACAGTATAAATAATTTTATTTTTAAATTTATATCCAGTAGGAGATGTAGGGTCTGGTTGTAACATATAGCGTCCTTCTTTGTCTTTCACTTTATCTAAAGCACTAAACATAGAATCTGTAGCTACAATAGAAACATCGTAAACAGATGGAATTTTCTTATTAATTACATCTTTAAGGCCGTCAAATCCTGAAGCATTAACAGCAGTTGCGCTCTTTAAAATAGCCGCAATTTCAAAGTTCGTAGTATTAACTTCTTGGTTAACAGCATCTTCTTCCACTAGTGCCATGATGTTATAATTAGCGTCATCAATCATTTCTTTAGATACTGACAATTCTCCACGATAAGTATCTACAGTCCAATTAACTTTATTAATTGGTGTTTTTGCTAATTCTGGATTTTTTTCTAACTCTGAGGTTTTTTTCATTTTGTTTTTGGATTTGCTAATAACAGCGTATTCCCCAGAACCAGTAGTTACAGGAACGACACGTACTAATTTTCTTAAATCTACACTTCGAGCTTTTGCTTTTTGAGGTTCTAGCACTTCTTTTGGAATCAGAGCTCCACCATCTACGGTTGTTAATCCTTCTCGTTTTTGTCCTTTGCTTCGAATGTACTCATTCAACAATTCTCTAGTTTCTGCAATCTCATTAGTTTGTTTATTGCGATTTTTTTTCATACTTAACTCTTTCCCTTCGATTGTTCTTAATTCTTCATTCAACTCTTCAATTTCGATTTCTAACGCTTCTTTTTCAGAACTTCTTTGATCTAATTCTTTTTGAACTTCTTCTACTTGTGATTCAAGCACTATTAAATCTTCTTCTGTTTCAGAAGCTTCGATAGCAGATAATAGTTCTTCAGAACGTGTGTTGATTCCTTCCAACACTTTATTAATGTCATCCATTTTTTTATTTCTCATTGAAATTTTTGCTTTAATAACTAAACCTTTATTTTTCATTTTTTAATTTCTCCTTTAAAATATTTTTTCGAATATTTAATGCTTCTTTTTTGTATTCTTCGTAATTCTTCTGTCTAGCTGCAATTTCTGTTTGAGGGTAAGCTGGGAATGTACATGGACTTACTTCAATCAGTTCCATTTCTGTAACTTTCTTTAAGATAGTCCCGTCGTTACGTTCGATAATTTCATATCCAGTTTCCCAAAATCCAAAACTACATCCGTCAATATCTTTCCGTTGGACTCTTGCATGAGCGCCTACAGCATCAGGATCAGAACTATTAATTTCAATAACACCAAATAGTCCAATGTTATCTGACTTTAATTGAAGAGTTTTATTTCCAGTTCTTCCTAAGCACAAATTTGAATCGTGATTAAATAACGCTCTAACATCAGGTTTGTTTCCTAATGCTTTATCCACTGCACTTTTTTCAATCAATTCAAAGAAGCCTGGCCACAATTCTGTTTCTACTCCATATTTAATAAAGTAGCCCTCAAGGATAAGTCTTCCATCTTCTTCACTACGTGCATTAAATTGTGTAGTAAGATAACTTTCTCTTTTATTCATCATCATTCTCACCACCCTTCAATTTTTTTTGATTTCCTAAATCTTTTTGTGGAAGATAGTTTTCCAGTACGATAATTTCATTCATGTCTTCATCAGGAGGCATTCCTACCCAATCTCTCAACTCATTTCTTCTTAAAGCTGCAATTTGTACCATTTGGGTTCCGGCGCTAACTAATTCTGTAATGTTATACGAGTAAAGTGATCTAGGATTTAATCGAAAATATTTATTTTCACTAGTCACTAAATCTCTAGTTAGTGTTTGAGAAATAATTAAAGATATTGACAAGATTCTCGTGTTGACAAAGTTGTTGTATTCTTCTTTATCAAACTTATCTACGCCCAAGAAAAAAGCTGGCACTCCAATGAGTCCAGCTATTGTTTTCTTATCAATTTCTACTGATTCGTTGATTGCTATATCTTTAAGCGTCAGTGGTTTTACTTGTTCTACCTTTATCATTTCTGCAGGAATTATCCACGGGTCACCAGCTTCTGCGCTACTTAAATAACTATTTCTTATTGCTGTTTTACCTTTATCAGTCGTTAACTCCTCTGCATCCCCGCTTACACTAACTACAAGGCTAGGGATATTTTTATTCCGCATAAAACTCTTTTTTGTTTTAGTCGCCTGAGTGAGATTGTCTGCTATATCTCTTAACGTGATTCTATAGCCTGTTCCGATATGAGGTCGGCTTGGGTTAGGATTCATTGCAAAATGTATTACTTCGTCAGGCGATAGAGTTACACTTCCATATTCGATTTGGTAGCCGTCATCATTTGGATTATCAACAAATCTTACACTTCGCATATTTAACGGCATTAATTCTCCAATCAATTCTGTATCTTGGATTGTTCCAACGTGTACTACAGAATTTCCATCACCATCAAGCAACAAATCTTTTACAATTTTATAAATCCAATTTTTCCGAGTCATATAACGATATGGTTCTATATCGATTTTTCTTGCTAGTTTATTTTTTATTCGTACGTCTCCATTTCCCGTGTTCTCCATCAATTGGATTGTCATATTCGATACCAAATCAGCGATTTTATCAACTGCTATTAACACATCTGGATGCTTATTCAATGGAATATACGAATTATCAAAGAATAGTAAATCCTCCATTTGAGTAGGTGTTACATATCGTATTTCAGTCTTCTTTTTTCTTTTCTTTAAAAAGTTTAAGAATCCCATTTTATTCTCCTTTCAGCCCAAAAAAGCTTTTAGCTTTTTCAGAATTGTTATTGTCCTTTTCTTCTAGCATTTGAACAGTTGCGAACACAGTTGCATCAAAAATATCAATACGCTGTGTTCCACCATCTCCATCCGCTTTTTCGTATTGGATCATATCATCTGTTTTTTCAATTGCTCGAACATTCCCTACACAATATTCAAATGCTTCGCTATGTGCATAGTAGAATTCTTTGTTTTTAACTTTCATTTCAATTCTTCTAAAGCCTTCTGACTTTTTCCAGAAGAATTGCGGTTGGTCTTTCATGCGGAATTTATTTTTTTTCATTTTCATAACAAACTCACGCCCAAACTTTCTATCAAATCCAACACTTCGAATATTGAAACCCAACTGTCTCATTTTGATGAACCACTTTACAATGTCGTCATATAAAACTGTTTTTGTATTACTCATCGTAAGCCATCCGTCATCTTTCCATCCGAACAATGGAATTCCATCATCTTCTGCTTTCTCTTTAGCAGCAGCAATAGGAAAGAATGCATGAGTAACTGCGATATCAATTTTCTTTCCTTCATGTTCATACTCTCCAACCAATGCTGCAGCAGTTAAGTCATGCATTTTAGAGAGGTCAGCACCTCCATACCATTTGATTGGAAGTTTAGCTAGTTCTTCTATTGTCCAATTGTATTGTTCATCGCTTGCGATAAATTCATCTACATTGAAATAAGTATTCAATGAGTTAGTAAATACATTCAACGTTTTGTTAAAAAATTCCATTCTGGTTTGTGGATCATTAAGAGCCATTTCTGCTTCTGCTCTCAACTCTTCAAGTGTTACAGTCACACCACACGATGGATTGGCCATCATTAATGTTTCGTCTGATAAATAATTGATAGGCATTCCGTCTTTATCTTCATTTGCCTTGCATATAAAAATAAACAATTCGTCATTGTCAATACTTTGCTCTAGAACCTTTCTGCAATATGTCAATCGATTAGCTAAGAATCCGTTAGGTATATCTCCAGCAGTGCTAATGATAAATAGTAGTTTATTTCTGTATGCACTCATAGTCTTTTTCATCAATCCATATTTTTTTGAATTTCTCATTGTATGAGCTTCATCCATGATGATAAAGTTTCCGTTCAATGCATCTAGTCGAGTTTCATCATTCGCTAATGCCTGTACAAAAAAAGAGCCATCTTTACCAAAGTTTCCAGTAATAGAGTGCTCTGAGTTATTATCTTTAATACTAATTTTTTTATCTTTCCAACGTTCAACGTTGTATCGAATAAATCCGAATGCTTCTAAAGATTGTTTAACACTATTAGCAACGATGTAACATTTAGACGAACTCATACGTTCTATCAATGACTTACAAAGGGCTAATGAAGCAGTGAATGCTGTTTTGCCTTGTTTTCTTGGAATAAATACAAGAGCTTCTTTAAATCTCGTTTCAATGGTTCCTGTTTTATAAAAACCCATTACATTTACTACAACGAACATTTGCCACTCTTGTAATTCCATCGGTTTGTTACGGAGGCTTACAGCTTTAACAGATTCTCCTTGATAGTGTACTACCACTTTTTCAATGAAATTTACTGATATGTTAATGATTTCTTCATTGAGATAGAATTTAGGATTTTCAATATCTCTTAAGAAGCGCTTTGCTTCAAGTATTTTTTCGTCACAAGAAGAAATACGTCCAGCAATAACACCGTTAGCATAATTGAGTGCTCGTTGAATATAAGGGTTCATCGTTTACCACCAAGCTTATTCATAATATCAATAATTGATGAATCGGTTTCTTGAGCAATAATTTCCCCAAGTGATTTAGGATTTAACATAAGTCTATCTGAGTAAGTCAGAATATCTTTTCTTAATGTTTCCATGACATTAACAAGTGGAATCTTTCTGTAATTTTCTGCACCAGCTTTATTTACATAAATTTCTGCTACTTCGTAATCTCGTTCAGAATGCTCTTTTTCATACTTTGTATACTGAAACAGTAACCCAGCATAAATCTTGATTAAGGGGTCAAATTCTTTACGGTAAGTTCCAAGCGATTTGAGCTGCTTAATCGTTGCTTTTTCTAGTGTAATCTTTGTGATTGGTCTTGCCAAAAAATTCTTCCTCCTTCCTGTAAGCTTTGAGATTTTTACCCCTTTTTCTATAAAATGCCCCGCGTTTGGAAACAGTCCTTTCCACCGGTATTCCAAGTCATCCAAAATTTAATTTTTGAGTGGGGGGATTGAATAAAATTTTTCAAATTCTCGTTTTTTTCGTTTTTGCCATTCTTTTCCTTTTTTAGTAATTTCATCCGTGTTCCGATTATGCATCTTGTTGTGTTGATAGTTCGATAGAGCTACCAAATTCCAAGCTACAAATTCTAGTTCAGGATATTCTCTCACTGGATAAATATGATGAACCATTTCTGCTGGAACTGATTGTCCGTATCTTAGTGACTCTTGACATCGATAACCGTCACGAGCCATTACATAATTTCTCAATCTTTTCCATCGAGATGTATTCAATGTTTTTCTAACCATCTCCTACCTCCCTATTAGGATTTATTCCCTTTGAACTAAACATATCTTATATTCTGTTTAATTCGTACTTCTGATTTTTTATGTGATATATCAAGCTTTCTAATTCAATCTTAAAATGAACTAACAGTTTGCTCATTATGTTTAATTGATAATTACAAACCAAAATTAGTCATTACTTTGTCTTGTTGATCTTGACGAATTCCAATGTATTTAAGAGTAATCGCAGGACTTGAATGATTGAATAATTCCATCAATGTAGCTACATCTTTGTTCTTTTTGTACTGATGATAACCAAATGTCTTTCTCATTGTGTGAGTGCCTACATTATCAATTCCGCATTCGTCAGCAGCTACCTTAATAATTAAGTATGCAGTGCATCGACTGATGTGTTGATTCTTTCCGTTTCGACTTTGGAACAGATAATGATGTAGTGGTTTTCCTTTGATGTACTCTCGAAGTTCTTTTTTTAAAACAGGTGGCATTTTTCTTTTTAGTTGTTTACCTGTTTTCAATTCTTTAGTTTTGATGTACCAACCTTGTACATCCTTCACTCTGAGATTGATGATATCGCTGATACGTAATCCGGAATTAATTCCAAGTAAGAACATCATGTAATTACGTTCATTCCATTCTCTTAAATAATCCTTCATCGCTTGAATATCATCTTTATCTCGAATGGGCTCAACGTAATTCATTGCATTCTCCTTTCGATAAAAAATAAGAGCGCACAGTTTAATGTACGCTCTTGCTTTTGATATTCGTTAATAGTCGTCCACGCTATTAACATGTATACACCTTTTTCAGGACTGGCTTTGCTTGTTGTTTCCGCAATCAAGCTATTTAATATCTCTATCCACTTTTTCCACAATAACATTATAACCTGCTTCAACTCTTTTAAAATCACAACTTACTCTCATAATTGTCCCAAATAATCAATCAAATCATTTATACCAACAATCTTTATTGTGGGATGGGGGTGCATATG